GGAGAACACCGATGGATGACAACACCTACGATGACGAGGCGATCGACATCGCCTGTGCATGGTCCGACTATCGCAAGGACTACGGCGTCGCCGAATCGAACATGACAGCTGCACACAAGGCGTTCAAAGCGGGCTGGAAAGCTGCCCGCGAGGGTAACCAGTCGAGCGTGCAGCGATGAGTGCCCTGATTGAGTGGACGATCGCGGTTCTGTCGGCCCCGTTCCTGGCGTTGGCGGTGTACCGGGCGTGGCGGATCATCGCCGTCGACCAGATCACCGAACCCATCCGCGCCCGGTTCCTGTTTCGTGATGGTCCGGTGTGGCAGTGGATCGCTGACTTGATCGGTTGTCCGTGGTGTCTGGGGTGGTGGATCTCGGGCGTCGGCGCGGTGGCGTACGTCGGCCTGCTGGGTCTGTCGTGGTGGTGGGTGGTGCTGTTGTGGCCTGCGGTGTCGTGTTTGGTCGGGTTCCTGGGTAAGCTAGACGATTAGTTGACAGGGACGATTCAGGGATGCGATACTAGACCCATGAACACCACCACGAACCAGATCACCGACAAGACCGGCGTAGAGACCATCGAATGCCACGACTGCGGCAGTCTCCACTACGTCGACTACGACACCAACGCCGTCGAGATCGCCGGAGAGGGCGACCCCCGGGCATCGCACCTGGACGACGACCAGAACGGCTTCGACTGCCTCGACTGCGGCGCGAAGGTCCAAGCATGAGACTGCTGGAGACGCACTCCTGTGAGGGTGGCGCGACCGTGGGCTACATGCGATCCGGCTGGGATGTGACGGCGGTTGACATCGACGCCAACCACGCCCGATACAACCCCGTACCCGTCGTGATCGCTGACGCCGCAGCATACATTCGCGAGCACGGCCACGAGTACGACGCGATCCACGCCTCGCCGCCATGCCAGTGGTACACGCGCGGCAACGCTGCGCGACGGGGAACCCAGGGACATGAGGCAGCGTGGAACCGCTCGATCCCAGAGATCCGGAACGCGATCGAGCGCGTAGGGAAGCCGTACGTGATCGAGAACGTGGCGGATGCTGCCTGGGACATGATCGATCCAGTGACGCTGTGCGGGTGCATGTTCGACCTGTCCGCCATCGATACGGACGGGATTCGCATCCACCTGCAACGCCCGCGTCTGTTCGAGACGAACTGGGGCCTACGTGCCCCGCGCCCCTGCGACCACACCGAACATGAGTGGGTGGCGGGTGCGTACGGCGGCGCACGCCGCGACAAGTACGAAGCGAAGTACGTCCGCAAGGGCGGGTATGTGCCCCCGGACAAGGAGGTCGTGAAGGCACTCCTCGGGATCGAGCACGACATGACGTGGAACGGCCTGTACGAGTCCCTGCCTCCCGCGTACACCAAGTACATCGGAGACGAGTTGATGAGCGTGTGGCGTCCTGGGTCATACCAGCCGCTTGACCGTGGCGTCCTATTCGACGCATGAGTTGAAACGTGCCCCGCACTCTTATATGTGCGGGGCACAGCGTTTCCCCCCAACTCGGGCGTAATCTTTGCTCATGGCCGATACGACCAACCTCGACATCTACCCGCTGACCATTCGCGGGCCACTCACCACCAACAGCTCTCGCGTCGTCACGTTCGCGAGAGCTTTCGTGCACGACGGACGCCTCTACATCGCCGAATCCGGCGACAAAGGCAAAACCATCCGAGCCGTGTCGTCGTACCCCGTCCCCGAAGACGAGTTCGTACGTCGGGGCTCGAAGACCGCGAAATGGGGGCCCTGGTCCTGGTCCGGCTGCGGGTGCTCATCGAAGTGGAACACCTGGACCCAAGGCCAACTGATCGCCCTAGCCGAGGCCCCCGCCGAGAGCGTGGACGCCTGAGATGGCGTGGCGCAACCCGTTCCGCCGTAGGGACAAGACCCCAGCACACCTCCAGCCGTTGACCGCTGCTGCTGTCCAAGCCACCACCCGTTACGACGGCGACTCGGCACGCCGCCAAGACCGGCGCGTGTCCGAGGCATGGGAGATGTACCGCCTCGTCGGTGAAGTGCACTACGCCACCCGGCAACAGTCCCGCCTCGTCGGTCGGGTCGGCTGGCACCTCAGTGTCGACGGGGACGAGATAGATGCTGAACCCGCCGAAGACATCTTCAAAGCCGCGTTCGGGTCGCTCTCCATCATGCGTGACCTACAGATCACCGCAGCGATCCACCTCCAGGTCGCGGGTGGATACCATCTCGCGAAGACCGGCGACCGGTGGGAGATCCTCGCGAACCCCGCCGAAGGTCCCGTCAAGAAGAAGCTGGAGAACGCCGACATCGTGGTGACGGTCGAGAACCCGGATCCACGAGACCCGGGGGCCCGGTTGGACTCCCCAGTGTTGGCGGCTCTCGACATCGCCCGCGAGCTGTTGCTGTCGCGGGGGCAGGCTCGTGCGATGGCCCGGAACCGTACCGCCCAGCTCGGGTTGCTGCTGTACCCGATCGAAGGCGCAGGCCAGGACACCACAGCGTTCGAGCAGCGGCTCATCGACGTGATCGCTGCACCGCTCGCTGACGAAATGTCGACCGCTTCGGTGGTCCCGAACATGGTGGGGTTCCCTGCCGAGTTCATCGACCAGATCCGCAGCATCGACCTGACCGGCGACCTGGACGACCGGATCCACGAACGCATCGACAAACTCGTCCACCAGCTCGCTGTCGTTCTCGATATCCCCATCGAAATCCTCGAAGGCTCCGGCGACGCCAACCATTGGGCGTCATGGCTGGTGCAGGAGGACAACTACCTCAACCATGTGGAACCCCTCGCAGCCCCGATCGGGGAAGGGTTCGCCTCCGCGATGGAGATCCTGCTGTCCGGCGACAACGCCGACAGCCCCTCCACTGTCGTGGAACTGTCCCCCGACCCGGCGAACCTGCTGAAACGTCGCCCCACCATCGACCACGCGCTAAAGGCAGTAGAGATGGGTCTTCTTGGGGAAGAGTGGGGAGTGGAGCAGCTCGGCGCAACCGACGAGGACATGGGCCCGGGTGTGATGGCGATGCTGGAGGCACGCCGCATGTCGCGCACCACCAGCGGCAACGACAGTCCCGCCTCGCAGGAACCTGCCCAGGCGGCAGCGGTCACACCACCCGCCCAGATCGAGCCCGCACCGGAGCCTGTCGTGGACGCTGAGGCTGTCGATGTGGCACAGCTCGCCGAACTGGATGTCCAGTTCGGGGAAGCGATGTCGGATCTGGTCTCGGACGCTGCGGAGCGGTCGCTGGAACGCCTCGGGGCACAGCTCCGGTCGATCGCCCAAGGCGGCAAGGTGGACCTCCCGGATGTTCCGAACCGGGACGTGGCGGTCGCGTACACGCAGCCGATCCAGAATCAGGCGACCACGGTGGAGGACACCGCAGGTAGGTTCCGTCACCAGTTCGACCGGTTCGTGTCGCGTGCGTTCAAGAAGCTCCAGGATGCTGGGATAGCGGTGTCACCGGATCAGGGGGAGGTCGCGGATGCGTTCACGGCGTACGTTGCCGAGGTCGGGAAAACCGTGGAGGCACGTCGGGCTGGTCGCACTGGGGACGCCGAAACATGGATGGGGTCACTGCGGGTGAATTCGATCCTGGGTGGCAACGGCGACCCGGAACGTACCCCGGTGGTGTCGGCTTCAGGGTATCCGTCCAGTGTGCAGGGGATCGCACTTGGCAGGCGGGCCATCAACCAGATGGCGGCAACGTATGGGGTGGTGCCGGGAAAAGGGTCTGGCACCACGCATACGTCGGGCCCCACCCTCACCCGAAGCATGTCGAGCTCGACGGTAGGGAGATCCCTGCCAGTGGGTACATCCTGGAAGACGGGGTGAACTGGTTCCCGGGGGATCATGCTGGGTGTAGGTGTATCAGGAGTTTTGAACTGGTGAGGAGCCCCAACTTATGAGCGATGAGACATTGCGGGCGTTCCGTGCCGCGCGCACCATCAACGCGTTCCGTACCGCTGCCGCATCAACAGAGGTGGTGGAGCCACCAGCCACTGAGGTGGTGGAGGCACCGTGCGTTGAGTGTGGGGCCACCGTTGACCCTGACGATGGTCCCCTGTCGGCGTCGATCGTGGCGGCGGCGGCGGTCGCGACCTACCCGCCCGAGCACTTCGAACTGTGGGATGGCGGAAAGGAGAACACGCCACTACAGGTCACCAAGGATGGGCGCGTGTTCGGGATGGTCGCCGGTACCGGGTGTTTCCGCAACGGCGACACGTCTTCGTGTTTCAAGTATGAGCCGGACCCGGACCCGGAGATGCGGAACTTCCACACCGGCTCGCTGACCCTCGACAACGGCGAGGTGATCCGGGTGGGTGCCCTGGTGGCGGGGACGATGCACGCCAACACCAACATGACGTTGCAGGAGCAGCGGAGGCACCACGAGGACACGTCGCGGGCGTGGGCTCTGGTTCGTGCGTTCGAGGACTCGCGTGGGCGGTTGTGTGTCACTGGGTCGGTGATCCCTGGTTTGGATCCGACGTTCCAGGCGCAGGCTGCGTCGGCTCCGGTGTCGATCGAGCGGTGGCCTGCTCCGGGGGTTCGGGGTACCACGTTGGTGGGTGCGGTGTCGGTGATCTCCCCGGCGTGGCCGGTGCATTAGCCCTTAGTCTGGGTTGTGACCCGCTGGCTGGGTGTCCCCGCATACGGCCAGCGGGTCATCCATGTTCAGAACCGACGACGCCACCGATACCCATGTGCCCAACGCCCACCGGGGGCTCGCGTCAGGATCCTCCCGCACTGGTCACAGGTCACAACCTCGGATCCGGGGAACTGGCGTGGATGTGGCTCGTGTGGGCCCCGCTCCATCACAGGATCACAACCAGGAACACGGTTGTCATGACAACACCGATGGCGAAGCTGACCAGGAGCCACAGCATCAGGTTGGTCACCACTCCCACCAGCCGAGGTTGACGATGTGGTTGGCGTGGATGACTCCGTACATGACGCCGATGGTGGTGGCGGCGGTGATGCAGCGGAGGTAGGTGATGTAGGTCTTGCGGAGGTTGGTGCGTGTGGTGTCGTTCATGGATGCAGCATGACACATCCGAACCCATCGTGTCAACTAACCGGGTGGACGACACACCAGACACACCAACACCCCCCACCCCACCTGTTACGATCCGTATCAGACGGGTTCCACAGGGACCCCTACCTAAACGTTTCTTCACACGTAAGGAGGGGTTCCAGACATGGATCCCACACAGATTCTCTCCCGCCTCGAAGGCGACAACCCCCCCAGCGACAACGAGCTGGAGAAGGCCGCAGCCGACATCCGCGAAGCGCTCGACGTCGCCACCAAGTCGGAAGACCCCGGCGACTTCGAACTTGCTAAGACGCTCCGGCAGGCCCTCGACACCCTCGGCGGCGAAGCGAAGAAGCGCGAGGAAGCCAAGGAGGCCCACCGCGCCGAGTTGAAGAAGCTCCGTGAGGGCGTCTTCGATGACGACGAGACCAAGGCTGAGGCCGAGGAGAAGGCCCCCGAGGCTGAGAAGCCGGAGGAGAAGGCCCCCGAGGCTGAGGCCGAGAAGCCCGCCGAGGAGAAGGAGCCCGTCGCTGCTGCCGGGATCTCGGACCTCGTGAAGCGGCTCAAGGTCCAGGCAGCCGCCCGTACGAAGACCACGACCGAGGAAGTACGCACCGTGCCGTCTGTCCACTACCGGGGCCTCGGCACCGCCGCCTCGTTCGACCTCGGCGATGGCCGCATGTCGGATCTCGGTCAGCTTTTCGCGACCCACGCCAAGTCCGTCACCCAGCGCAACAGCCCCACCAAGCTGTTCTCGCTGACGAAGGACTATGACCCGTCGCGGCAGCTCTCCAACCAGGCCGAGGAGAACAACCGGAAGCTGGTCGATGTCTTCGGGTTCGGTGAGACCACCCGCCCGGTGACGGCTGCTGGTGGCCTGTGTGGCCCCGGCGAGGTGGACCACTCGCATCCGATCTGTGCGGACCGGGGTCGCCCGGTGCGTGACTCTCTCGTCCAGTTCAACGCGGCACGTGGACAGGTCACCTACTTCCCCGCGACCGGGATGGGTGACGTAGAGGGCGGCGTGTCGATCTGGACGCCGCAAATGGACGCCGACGCCGCGACCCCGGCTGGTTCCGGCATCGTCAAGCCGTGTCCCCCGGTGGTGTGCCCGGACGAGCTGGTCGCCGAGGTTGACGCCGTGGTCCGGTGTCTCCAGATCGGCAACTTCCAGGCCCGGTTCTCGCCGGAGTTCTGGGCGTCGCGTCTGGAGCTGCTGCTCGCCGCCCACGACCGGGCCGCTGAGCAGAAGTCGATCGAGGAGATCCACGAGGCCGCTGCTGGTGTTGTCGCCGACAACACCGGGAACAACGTGATCGACAACTTCCTGTCAAACGTCAACAGCATCATCGCTTCGGACCGTGCGATCCAGCGGAAGCTGACCGGCCAGTACGTGGTTCTAACCGACACCTACGTACGCGACCAGCTCCGTAACCAGGTGATCCGCAACCTGGGTGTCGCGAACAACGTGGAGACCATCCAGATCGCCGATGGTGTGATCTCGGGGTGGCTGTCGGACATCGGTGCACGCGCGGTGTGGACCCCGGACGGCACGGTCAACGAGACGACCGGCGACCACAACATCCCGACCACGGTCGGTACCCTGCCGAACGCCACCGTGTACGTGTACCCGGAGGATGCGTTCTTCTTCCTCGACGGCGGAACCCTGGACCTGGGAACCGAGATCACGGACTCGCGTCTTAACGCCCAGAACAACCGACAGGCGTTCGCGGAGACGTTCGAGAAGACCGCGTTCCGTGGCTGCTCGGCGTACCGGTTCGACCTCGTGTACGCGCGTCAGTGCGGTTGCGGGGCCTGATCCGGATCACCACAACTACTAAGGGAAGGGGTCTGACATGGCGACACCGGTTCCGGTGACCATGACTCAGCCTTCCCCGGCGAGCGAGGGCCTGCTGTCGCAGGCTCTCGCTCTCCCGGACGGGTGGCAGCGAGGCGGGATCACATTCATTGATCCCAACTGTCTGTCCCCTGTGGTGATGGGGCAGTGCCCCAGCGGGGAAGACCTGAAACCAACACAGCGCGCCAACTCGTTCGCGTTCCGCAGCTACGACCTAATCCAAGCCGTCGAGTGTTCCACGATGGGTGGCCTCAACGTTGCGGGGATCGCCGACGCGGAGGGGCAGCGTACGGCCTCGTTCGCGCTCGCCCGGGAACTGTTGACGGGGGCCGCGTCCGATCGGGACAACCCCGAGGGGCAGGAAAACCCGGCACTGGTGAACACAGCAACCGATGTGGGGGCCGACTTCGGATCGGTCGCTGCTGCACTCGGCTGCCTGGAGGCATCCCTCAACGCCGCTAACTCGGGGCGTGGCGGGGTGGTTCTGGTATCGATCGGGTTCGCCACTCAGGCACTCGCCGAGAGGGTGCTGTGGCGGGACGGGGCACGGTGGCGGACCGTCACCGGGGCACCCGTCATCATCGACGCCGGGTTCGACGGACGGGCACCAGTCGCTGACGGCACCGGGGTTCCGCCCGCTGACGGTGCACCGCTGTATGCGTACGCCACCACCGCAGTGTGGGCCGGGGTCGGGTCGGCGGACACGTTCGCTGATGTGAACCGGGCCGTCAACACTGCTGCTGCCCGTCGTGAACAGGTCGCGATGGCCGCGTTCTCCCCTTGTGCAGTCTTCGCGGCTGCCTCTACCGCCGCCACGGCCTGCTAGGAGGAACAATGGTTGACAGTGTTTTCAAGCCGTTCCGGGGTCGCACGATCCGTGTGACCCAACTGGAGGACTGCTGCACCCCGCCGCCTTCGGGTACGGAGTGCACCATCTATGTCGCCGACTCGTTCACGATCGTGTCGCTGGAGCCGACGATCGAGGAGGGGGAGACGGCACTGGAGCGCAAGGCAAACGGTGACGTGTGCCTCAACGAGAAGGACCCCGACCTGCTCCAGAACCTCCAGGTGTCGGTGACTCTGTGTCAGGTCCGTTCGGAGCTGGTGTCGATGATGACCGGGTGGCCGGTTGTTCGTGACGCATCGGGTCAGGGTGTCGGGTTCGACATCATGGAAGGCACCAACGACGCGAACACCGCGTTCGAGGTGTGGACGGGTGTCTCGGGTGTGGACTGCGGTGAGGGTGCCCGGTTCGGGTACAACGCCCTTCCGTGCGTGTCGGGTTGGCAGCTCGGGGAGAACCTGGAATGGGGTGGCATCGACACCATCTCGTCCATCACCCTGGTGGGAACCACGTCGGGTCAGCATGGTTGGGGTACCGGCCCGTACGCTGTCCAGTTCGATGAGACCGACACGGCTGGGCCGCTGCTGGATCCGATCCAGACGGGGGCGCATGCCCGGATCATGTCGACGGAGGTTCCGCCGCCGCCGCTGACCAACGGGTGTGTCCCGGCGACAGCGGACAACGGCTGGATTCTGACGGAGTGACCCGGTGATAGTGCCTGACCGTGTGCCCGACCGGCCCCCGGTCAGGCACTATCTACATGTTTCAAGGTGGCCCGGTTCCGAGTGCCCCAACCATCAGAGAAAGGGCTGAGGCATGGTCAACGAATTAGCGGCCTGCTGGCCGGATCCGGTCATCTGCGACGACTGCTGTTCCGAGGAAGTCACCGGCCTCGATCCCGCCATGTGGGAGGCCATCCAGAAGATGGCTGTCTCGTTCCTGTGGCGGGCGACCGGGAAACAGTACGGGCTGTGCGAGAACACCTACCGTCCATGCCGCCGCACCTGTGACGGGTCGGCATGGGGGTGGCCGATCGGTACCCCGTTCATACCGTGGCGGGTAAACGACCAGTGGGTGAACCTGTCGTGCAATAGCTGCCCCGGTGAATGTGGCTGTGGGGGTGCTGTCTCTGAGATCCGGATCCCGTCTGTGCAGGCGGTGACCCGGGTCAGGGTTGATGGTGTCGATCTGGAGCCGGAGGCGACGGTTGCGGTCTATGACCGGTACCGGATCGTCCGGGTCGACGGGGAGCAGTGGCCCGGGTGCCAGAACCTTGCCTCGAAGGATGGGGTGGGCACATGGTCGGTGACGGTGCAGGAAGGTTTGCCGGTTCCAGATGGTGGGGAGTGGATCGCTGGTGTGTTGGCGTGCGAGTTCGCGAAGGCGTGTTTGGGGAAGAAGGATTGTCGTCTCCCTCGCAACGTGTCGTCTCTGGCTCGCCAGGGCGTGACAGTCCAGTTCGAACAGTTCGCGAACCTGCCGGACATGTTGACGGGAATCTTTGAGGTGGATGCGTGGATCGAGGGGGCGCGTACGACACGGTGGCGGGCCCCTAGTATCACGTCGCTGGATGTGCGTCTCCCGGCTCGGATGACGTGGCCGATCGTGGAGCCGGTCTGATGGACCTGGATGAGATCGGTCTCGCCCACGGCACCGACAAGGCCAGCAACGGCCACGACTACCTGAGGGTGTACCAGTCGCTGATCCCTGCCGATGTTCCGGTGAAGCTGTTGGAGATCGGCTGGTATGAGGGCGCGTCTATGCGGATGTGGCGGGAGTACCTGGATCCGGGGTCCATCGTCGTCGGCGTCGACATTGAGAAGCCTGCGGCCCCAGTGGATCGGGTGCACTTTCGGCAGGTCGATGCGACCAGTCGGGACATGGTGCGGGTGGCTGCCGAGTTCGGCGAGTTCGACGTGATCGTTGATGACGGGTCGCATCTGTCGCCCGATGTGATCGCCACGTTCCGGATGATGTGGCCCCATGTGGCACCAGGGGGTCTGTATGTCATTGAGGATCTGCATGTGTCGTATCACCCGGACTGGAAGGGCTGGGATCCGACACAGCCGACACGAGGACACCGCTACGGGAAGACCGCTATGGGGTTCCTCCAGGAACTCACTGACGACGTGCATTACAGGCATGCGGGTGCCGGTCCCGCCAACCGGCGAATGAAGGGGGACCGGGTGGGGTCGATCGCCTTCTATCCAGGTTTGGCTGTGCTGCGGAAAGCGGGTGGGTGATGGGTGCCCCGGTCCAGTATGTTCTGGAGCGTCTCCAAGAGGTGCTGGATGCTCTCGCGCACCCGGATGAGCCGGACACCGGGTGTCCGTTGTCGATCCTCCCATGCCGGATCTCGCTGTACCCGGGTGACACGGTGTCGTTCGACACCTGCCAATCCGATGACTGCTCGGACGGCGACGGGCAGCTGTGGGCGAATCTGGTTTCGATCACGAACCGGCGTTCGGCTGAGGCGGGGGCGTCGTGTGTTGAATGGCAGGTCACCGCAACGATTGGGATCGTACGGTGTGCCCCGATGCCCGAGGCCCCTGTTGAGGAGATCCTGGGGGCTGCGGTCCAGCAAGCTAAGGACGCCGACGAGATCTTGAATGTGTTGACGTGCTGTGAGGATCTCCCTGCCCGGGCGAGAGATCTGTTTGTCCCGTTGTCGTGGTCGGCGATCTCGGAGCAGGGAGGCTGCGTTGGTGGTCAGTGGACGGTTACGGGCGTGATTGGGTCGTGTTGTCCGTGAGCGTTGCTACGATGGGCTCCATGAGCGACGGACTTCGGACTATCCGCATGAATGACGACCGGATCGTGGTGCAGCCCGAGGCCCGGGCCCGGTACCTCGTCTCCCGTCGTCTCGCTGAGTACGCCGACGAGCCGGAGGTGCTGGTTCCTCTCGAAGCCCCCGACGACTCCGCATCCGATGCCCTGGACGGCATGTCCAAGGATGAGTTGATCGCTGAGGCCGAGAAGCGGGATCTCGCGACGTACGGCACGAAGGCACAGCTCATCGAACGCATCACTGACCATGACCGTATGTCCGCCACCTCCGAGGTCGGCGCTAACGCGGAAGACGAGCCGCTGTCGGAGTCCGACAGCGATGGCAACAGCTAGAGTCAGGATCAGGCCCCGCCGTACCGGTGGGAGGGTCACGGCTGCTGTTCAGGAGGTCGTGACAGCACATGTGGCGGTTGCTGCCCGGAAACGGGCGCAGGCGCGTGTCGCTGCCCCGTATCTGCGTGATCTGTATGCGCAGATAACGGGGCCGACGTCGTTTACGCTGCGGGCGTCTCGGGGTGGCCCGCAGGTGATCCGGCCTGTCCGGAAGAAGGCGCTGTATTGGCCGGGTGCGGCTCACCCGTACGCGAAGGTCAACGGGAAGGGTTTCGGGCCGCTCGTGTCGGCTGAGGCAGGCCGGGTGACTGAGGCCGATCTTGATATGGCTGCCCTGGAACGTTCCATCGAAAACCTCATCAACTAAGGAGAGATACAGGATGGCTATCTCGATCGAAGCCGACATCCCGGAGTCGCGGGTACCCGATGATGCCCGCACTGAGGAAGTGAACCTCGCGGGCGAGGGCCCCTACCCGTTCACCTACCCGCCGATGGGGAAGGTGTATGGCGCGGAGCTGCGGATCCGGGGCATGAAAACCAAACAGGAGAAGGAGGCGTATCTCACTGAGGTTTACATGGAGTGGCTGGAGAAGGGGTTCGGTCCGGCTGCGTGGGCGCGTCTGGTGGAGCGGGTCGAGGACGACAGCGACCCTCTGAACCCGGGCCACCTGCTGGTCGCGTTCCGGTCGCTCCAGGAGGCCCACGCGGGTCGCCCTACTTCGTCGTCCAACGGTGTATCGCCGTCGCCCTGGGCGAAGATTTCAACGGACGAGCCCTCGCATCTGGTGTCCGTCTCCGAGAGCTCGGAATCCGGGACCTCTGCGACCTGATCTTCTTCTGGATCCGGGAGAACCGGGCACCAGCCGAGGCGATGACGGCGGTCGGGAAGTTCGAGATCCCACCTCCCGGGTACACAGGCAGTCTGGTGGGGACGAGCTGGGATCCAGAGATCATGTTGGACGACTACAACCAGTGAGGAAAGGGGCAGCACGGTGGCAGTGACGGTTCCGGTCGATGTTGATGTTGACGGTTTGTCGACGTTGGAGCTTCTCGATGAGGCGCTCGATGACGTGTCGGAGAACCGGCGCGCGAAGATCGACATCGACACGAAGCCTGCGTTACGTGCTGCCACGTCTGGGGGGTCGGCGATCTCGGAGGCTTTCTCTGGGGCGTTTCAACTGGTCGCGAAGAATGCGATCCTTCTTACGGCTGCGGTGGGGGTCGCGTTCGCGGCGTTGCCGGTGATCGGTGCGGTGGCTGCTACCGGGATCGTGTTGGCGTTCGGGGCAGGTCTGGCTGGCCTGGGGTTCGTGGCGGCTGCACAGTCGGAGCGGGTCCGGGCAGCGTTCTCGGATATGGCTGATGGGATCGTGTCGGAGATGCGGCGGATCGCTGCGCCTCTCGAAGACACCCTGATCGACATTTCGCGGGACATCTCGGGGGCGTTCGACTCGTTCGCCCCCGCTTTGGAGTCCGCGTTCGCCGACATGGCTCCGGTGTTGTCGCGGTTCAGTGACCAGTTCTTTGATGCGTTCACGAACCTGGAACCGGCGATTCAGCCGTTGACGGATGCGTTCAACGACCTGATTACGGCGATCGGCCCGAAGATGGATGGGTTTTTCACGAAGCTGTCTGATTCGTTCATTGGGTTGTCGGAGGCGATCTCGGCGGACCCGGATCTGTTCGCGTCCCTGTTCGTCGGGCTGCTGAACACTATTCCGATGGTGATCTCTGGGATTACCGGGCTGGCGAACATCTTCCGGTTCGTGGTCGACACCGTACGCAACAACCTGGGGCCCGCACTCAGTGAGCTACAGACCGCACTGGGGCCGGTCTCGTCGGCGTTCTCGCAGGCAACCGGGGGCCTGTCGCTGTTCCAGGGTGCGGTCCGGTTCGCTGGGGCGATCTTCACTACCTTCGTCATCGCTGTCACAGCAGGTATCCGGGTCTTTACGCTTCTGGTCAACGGGATCCGGGCCGTGGTCACCGCGTTCCGGACGACGTGGCAGAACACGGTGACCGTCACCCAGAGCGCTTTCGTACGGATCCGGGCGATCGTGCAGGGTGCGATCGCCTCGGTCCGTGCCACCATCTCGGCAGGGCTGCGAGCCGCCCAGGGTGTGGTGACATCGGTTCTCGCCAGGATCCGGGGGGCGTTCTCCTCTGCGTGGGCGGCGATCCGTGGTGTCGTCTCCGGTGGGATCGCTGCTGTCCGGTCGGTGGTTTCTGCGGGACTCGGCGCGGTCGTTGGTGCGGCATCGTCGGCGTGGTCACGGATCCGGGGGGCGTTCTCGCGTGGCGTGACGGGGGCTGTGTCGGCGGTGCGTTCCCTCCCAGGCAGGATCCTGGGGATCTTCGGGGGACTGGCGGGCACCTTGTATTCGTCGGGGTACCGGATGATCTCCTCACTGGCTGATGGGATCTCGGCGGGGTTCTCGCGGGCGATCTCGGCGGCGTCGTCTGGTCTGTCGCGGCTGCGGTCGTTCTTCCCGTTCTCCCCAGCGAAACGGGGCCCGTTCTCTGGTGCCGGATACACGACTCATTCGGGTGAGGCTTTGGTGCGGGACTTCGCGGGGGCGATCGAGTCGACCGCTGCGGCGGTCGCCCCCGGTGTGGGTCGTGCACTGGGCCCGGTAGCGGATGCGTTTGTGATGCCCACGAGGGCCACATCCCCAACTGTGGCCTCCACACAACCCACGGCGGCGGCGGTGCCCGGTGGGGATCTGGTGGCGGCTCTGGTGGCGGCTTTGGCGACGATCCAGATCGTGGTTCAGCCGGGGATGGATCGACGCGCGATGGCTGAGCTGTGGCTCAACGGGAAGAAGCAAGCTGAGGTACTGGCATGAGTAATGCACCGGACATCCTGGACACTCAGTCGCCGTACTGGCTGAGGCTGTATGGGCAGTGGATCCATCTGAACGGGATCATGCCCGTCAACGAGGTGGAGCCGGGGCGTGCGTTTTCGGAGCTGGTGACGGTCGACGGGTACCGGTATGAGCAGCGGGCACCGCGTGGGCCGCGTACGTGGGAGCTGCCGTACCGGTTCGGCACTGCTGCGGCGACAGCGGTGTTGGAGTCGGCTGCGTACGATGTCGTCCAGACCACGGCACCTTCTGGGCAGACGCTTCTGTTGGACACCAATGCCGCCAAGGTCAACATGGTCCGTCCAGAGATGACCATCCAAGCCGAGGCCTCCAGCACGCTGCCGCCCATCATGGCTGGTGGAGTCATGCTGCCATCCATGCGGCAGGGCGCTCAGGAGTACGACTACATCCCGGTGCGAGCTGGGGTAACGTACACCGCTGCTGTCTGGACCACTGCCCCGGCAGATGACTTTGTCCTCGTAATCAATCGTCCCGGGATCGGCAACATCGTTGGGTACGCTGCGGGCGGTGGTACTCCGTCTGACCCCGAGCTGGTCCACATCACCTGGACCCCGTCAGACGACGAGGGCATCTACGTCTACGGAACGACTGATACAGGGTCGACTGCGGGCCTGATGTTCTTCGAGGGGGACTGTCCTCCGGAGCGCTATCGCCGGGGCAGGCGTATGCCATGCCCGGTGTCGGTCCATGACCCGAAGATCACCAATAACCTCATCTGGCGGTACTGCGACCCATGCAAGCTGCCCCGCGAACACGTATCGTTCGTCATCCAAGAGGTTGGTCAGCACGCGGTCTCTGGGGTATTCGCCTAATGGCTATCGAGATCCCGAGCGACTGGCCCCCCAGGGGCTGGGCAGAGGTCCCTCCTTCGGCTCGCCTCCGTACGTCCAGCGCCACCGAGACCCGCTATTGGCAGGTGGCGGGATGGTCGTCGGTTCGAGAGATCACATCTTCGGCGCTCCCGGGTCAGGTGCGCCACAAGACCGGGTTGTCTATCGGCACCGGTAAGGCCACTCTCGTTCGGACCGAGAGCCTGGATCTTCCGTGGAAACAGCGGGCGGTGTTCGGTCTGACGGGTGCGGATGCTGCGATCGAAATTGCCCCACCGGGGGGCACCCGTATCCCTACCGGCCAGTTCCGTGTGGCTGACGTGGAGGGCGACCTTACGTCGCCTGCGGTCGATGTGGACCTCGATGAGAAGCAGATCGAGGGGGCCACCAAGTCCGCCAACGTGCCGGGTTCTACGTGGCAGTCCTGGTCCCAGATCGATGACACTGACGCTGACCCGGCCTGGTTCATTGAGCAGTTGGCGCAGCAGATGGGGTACGGGGTGGGTCGCCGTCCGGGGGAGTCGCTGGAGTCTGGGTTCACGGACTACCGACCCATCCTCGATATCCCGTTCCAGGGCTCTCTGGTTCCGGTGTACCCACCAGATCTGGACTTCACCGAGATCGCCCCACAGTTGGCTACGTTCGGAGACTTTGAGGGCCAGGGTCTTCTCGGGGTTACTGGGGTCGAGCGGGATGGGGTCGGGGACAGCGCGTACATCGAATATCGGACCGGTGCCCCCATCGTCCGGTACTCACTGATCACGATGGATCTCGTCGGCGACTTGCAGATGCAGTGGGACCACAACGACACCCAGGGCGTGCTCTCGCTGGGGATCGTGTCTCAGGCAGATCTTGAGATCCCGCTCGAAGAATTGGAACTTCGGATCTTCTCGTGGGGTGACACTGGGGCGTACAACGGTGTGCAGACCCTGACGGTCAACATGCCGATCCCGGAGGATCGCCCGTATGGGATCCAGGTCCATTGGGAGGTCATCGGCAACGGCACCGCGTACACCTCCTCCCGGGTACGCATCCGCCGTGGACCCGACACGCCGTGGTCTGCGTGGCTGAACCACACCATGACCAACACGCTGAGGGACAACGGCGACCCGTACGAGTTCGAGCTCAACATCGGAGACGGCCCTTTTGAGGACGTTCAGGGCAGGCTCGCTCGCGTCACGGTCATGGACACCGAAGGATTCCAGCTTGACGCCGTGGACGACTTGGCGGGGGCCATGTGGCGCAACACCTCTGGCGTCAACGGTCGGATCTTCCTGGAGCCCCTCTATGGCACCGTCACCAGTCCGTGGCTGGACCCCGACCTGACGGTGTGGGGTGCTATGCAGGCAATCGTGAACGCCTGGATGGGTGCACTGATCACCGATGTTTACGGCAATCTCCATCTGATAAACCGTTACAGTCTGGTGGGCGTCGGGACGGGCCAAGAGAAGACCGTGGATGTGGGTAGGTCGTTCGAGGATCTCCCCTGGGTGATGAGCTACACCGATCAGGCTGACCGGCTGGTGGTGAGGTATCGGCCAGTGGTCAAGGTTCGTACGACGTGGCCTTCTGTCATCCCTGTGGTGTGGGAGGCGACCGAGGTTATTACGCTTCCTCCGGGGGTCACCGAGATCTTCGTGGACCTGAACTACGTTTTCCCGGTCGACTTGAAGTTGATCCCGTTTGCTCAGAAGGGCACTGCAAACGAGTCGTTCTACCACACCTGGGATGCGTGGACGCGAGCTGACGGTACCGGTACCCGGGCCACCCCCAACGACATGATCCAGATGCGGGTTGATCGTCTTTCGTCCTCGACGTGGAAGGTTTATGTCGTCAACCTGACAGCAGCTCCGCTGTACATGGTGGACAACACAGGATCCCCCTACCTGAAACTGCGGTCATCGTTCTACTGGGATCAGAGCGTAGAGCAGACCGTTGAGCGGGGCGTTGGGCCCGGTGATGCCACCAACGCTCTGGAGGTGGATTTGTCCACGTATGTGCAGAACGAGACGGACGCCAACCTGTTGACGGATTTCCTCTGGGGTCGGGTGAACGCTCGTACTTGGCGCGCGAAGACGGTCAATCAGGTGCCGGACTACTCCCTGGATCTGGGTGATGTGCGAGAAGCGATCCATTCGAGAACGGGGCTACGCACCAACGTGCTGGTCACGAAGGTGGATTTCGCTGGCGAGCCGGGGTCGGTGGTCCAGAAGATCGAATTCATCACGTTGCCGCCCACGTGGGAGGACTTCGATGAGGTTTGGGGGGTGGAGTATCACACGTCCCCCCCAGGGTCCTGGAACGAGTTCGATGCTCTCTGGGATAACTACACTTGGGACGATTTCGACCGAGCACCCACCGCGACTACGGTCGCCCAGATCGAGGAGTCGATGTAATGCCTCTACAGCCGACCGATATACCGTCCAGGGCAGGGATCCAGGCAGCTATCGATGAGGTGTATGACCGTCTGACGGCTCGTACGCCGTGGGTGAATCTCACTCAAACCGGAGGGACAGCCGTTACTGGCACCGTCCAGTATCGGATTGTTGGTGAGCAGTACGTCCAGTTGAGGCCCGCATTCACGCTGGCTGCCAACCTGTCGGTCCCTCCGCACGGAGACATCAGCAACATCTCCTTTGAGGCTCTCCCGGCCGAGGCGCGTCCTGGGTCCGATGTGTTGTGGTCCACGAAGTTTGCCAATGGCACAACCGTGATGGCCTGGATGCGTATCTACGCTGGCGGATCGGTTCAGTTGGACAACGTGGCTACCCGTACCGACCAAGCCGGAGGGTTCACCATTCTCGCAGGTGCCACCTTGGTCGGCATGACCGGCCTTATCCCTATCGGAGTTTGATATGCCTCTGTATCAGAAGAAGCCATCCATCCAGTATTTGACCAAGTACGAGACAGCCGGTGACTACACCCCGGTTGAGGAGTGGGTTACATCTTTCGACCCGGACCGTCTGACAGTTGCAGGTGCCCATGACCTTGAGGTGGACGGGGGCCCTGGTGACGCTGTGACCATCCGCTGGATACAGGATTCAACGATGGGGGGTGCCGACTCGTGGCCTACGGAATACCAGGCGTACCCCGGGGACTACCTTCTCTGGTCTAGCGACTGGGGTCCGGGCCTCTACATCCAGAAGCCCTCCAGTCCCCACTTTCTCCTGGCGCTCGAACCAATCGTCTAGAAAGGTTGTGGGGTGGATGCTGCGGTCATCGCCCTGGTATCCGCTGTCAGCGTCGCGGGTATCGGAGGCGTCACAACATACGGGGTCGCAGTGCTCAACTCGCGGCGGGAACGTACGAACACAGGACATAACGCACTCCTTGCAGCCAAGGACGAACGGATCGAGTTCAAGGATGAGCAGTTGGCTGCATGTGAACGTTCGAAGGAATACTGGAAGGCTCGGGCGCTGGAGCTGGAGGGCCGATCGTGACCGAGGTTGAACAGCAGATCACACAGCAGGCGATGAAGGACGCTCGTGATCGCCCCACCCGGATCGGTCTGTGGGTTGCGGCGTCGGTGACGGTGTGTGCGGTCGTTGTCGGGTTCGTGTTGTTGTGGGTGCTGCTGGTCGAGACCCGGAAGTCTTCGGATGAGGGTGCGACGCTGGCGCAGCAGGTGAAGGCGTTTTGTGAGTCGGGTGCCGAGATCGACTATCGGATCTGCAAGCAGGCCGATGACACGGAGAAGGCTGCGGAGGAGGCACCGGTTGGGATCCCTGGGGCGCAGGGGGAGCCGGGGGTTCCTGGGATTCAGGGGCCGTCTGGGAAACCGGGGAGCCCGGGTCCGTCTGGTCGTCCTGGGCGTGATGGGGAAGATGGCCGTGATGGCGCGGATTCGGTGGTTCCGGGGCCTTCGGGTGTAGCTGGGTCTCCGGGTGCTGACTCGACTGTTGCGGGCCCGCAGGGGGAGAAGGGCGAGAAGGGGGACAAGGGCGATACGGGGTCTGCTGGGCGTGGGGTGCAGTCCATCGAATGCACGGATGGGTCGGGGACGTTCGTTTTTCACTACGACGATGGCACGTCTCAGACGGTGGCGTGTTCCCCGGATCCGATCGAGCCGCAGCCGGACCCTGAACCGGAGGCGTCGCCGTAGCATGAGAGGCATGAACGGGGACACGAAGATGAAGGTGGCGGTTCTGCCAGCGGATACGGGTGCTTGTGGGCATAGCCGTCTGGTGTGGCCTGCGGAGGCGGTCGCGGCGGCGTATCCGGGTTGGGATGTTCGGGTCTATGACCCGAGGCAGGTGCGGATCCCGCGCGGTGGTACTGGGGAGCCGAAGGGGTTGGACTTTGAGGGGCTGGACCTGTTGGTGACCCAGCGGGTGGGTACCCGGGCTGTTGCTGACCTGTGCCGGTTCCTCCAGCGTCGCGGTACGGCGGTGGTGTTGGACATGGATGATGCGATGTGGTGTCTGGACCCGGACAACGTGGCGTACAGCTCGTGGAACGGGGAGCGTGGCGGCGCGCATTGGGAACATGCTGATCGGGTGGCTGCGTCGGCTGACATGGTGACGGTGACCACTGGGGCGTTGGCGGTGCGGTATGGCAGGCATGGGCGGGCGATGGTTCTCCCGAACCGGATCCCGAGGATGGCGCTGGAGGCCCGCAGGCCGCTTCGGGGCGGCAGTCCCCCGGTGGCGGCGTGGGCGGGGCTCCTGTCGACGCATCCGCATGATCCTGGGGTCATCGGGGATGCGTTGAAGATCGCGGCTGGGCGTGGACTGGTACAGCCTGGCGTGTTGGGCGACGGATACCGGACGGGGAAGATTTGGGGCGTGCCGGTGAAGACGTACCGGACGGCCCGGCTGGGGATGGAGTACTACCGGCATCTCGCGATGTTCGATATCGGGCTGGTTCCGTTGGATCTGGAGGGCAGCTCGGGAGAGTTCAACGCGGCGAAGTCTTCACTGAAAGCGTTGGAGTATGCCGCCACAGGGTCGGCTGTGATCGCGTCTCCGTCCCCGGCGAATGTTGAGTTTGCGCGTGAGGTGCCGATCCGATTGGCGGCGACCCCGGGGGAGTGGCTGGAGCACCTGGAGGATCTGGCGAACCCGGTGGTGCGGATGGATCAGGTGGAGGCACAGCTTGATGCATTGTCGGCGTATGAGTGGGTGTTGCAGGACCGGGCAGAAGATTGGGCGCGTGCGTGGATGATGGCTGTAGAGACGAGGAGGGAAAGCTAATGGAGAATCCGCTGAACAACCACCCGAGGGCGCGGGAGATCGTGTATGCGATCTGGTGGACGCTTTCTGGTGCGGCTGGTGTCGCGCTGATGGTGTTCACTGCGCAGCCGGAGCCGGTGCCGGAGTGGCTGACGTGGACGGTGGGTGGCCTCGCGTTCGCGGGCACCTACCTGGGATTCACGGCGCAACGGAACGTGACTGGCAACGACGCGAGCGGCCTGCCGGTCGCTTCGGCGAAGGGGAGTGGCCTGGATGTCTGAGGAACGTGACCCGATCGCCGACGACGAGCCCCCGTTCTTCCCGGTGCTGGATCCTGATGCCCCGGAGCGTCCCGACTGGGATGGTGTGGAGCCGGAGGGGGAACAGCTCCCGGATGCGGGTGGGGACGCGACTGAGGATGAGGTGTTCTGATGGCGGTTGCGCGTAGCCAGAACGGTTGGCCGGTGTACGACTCGCCGCCTCCTGCGACGACGCCGTACATAACGGGTCGGGTGCGCCCTGGGGATGTCGATGTAGTGCTCACGTGGTTGGGCGAGCAGTTCCACCGACGTGTCGAGCACATCCGTAAGGACTGGTCGTGGGGCTGGGCCCCTCGCCCGGTCCGTGGCTCCACGACTGTTTACAGCAACCACGCATCGGCGACGGCGAACGATTTCAACGCTCCCGCCCATGTGTTGGGGAAGCGGGGCACGTTCACCCCGAAACAGGTGGCGGCGATCCGGGCGATCCTGCGAGAGCTGGAGGGCGTCATCCGGTGGGGGGGCGACTATCAGAAGCGGGCCGACGAGATGCATTTCGAGATCATCAAGAATGCGGCGGCAGTGGAGCGGGTCGCCGACAAGATCCGGAACGGGACGATCGGTGGGGCGAAGCCGTGGCGTTGGAACCCGGAGGTGAATTCGGATCTGGCGTTGGTTCAGCGGCAGTTCCAGATCGCTGCTGGTGTCCATGACGGGAAGGTGCAGCGCTATCACGGTGTGGCGGCGATCCAGAACGCCCTGAACGTGAAGGCTGGAGCGAACCTGACGGTGGATGGGTACGTTGGCCCGGAGACGTTGGCCGCTTGGAAGGCGTACGAGCGGAGGGCGGGTGGTACGGGTCGAGCTACGACACCGGACCCGGTTTCGCTGGGGCCGGAGGGCTTGCAGATCCTGTACCGGTTCAAGGGCCCGGAGGCGTCATAGACTGGTTGTTGGTCTGGTCGACCCCATGAAACAGCGGCGGCACATCCTCCCCCCTCGTGAGGATGTGCCGCCGCTGTGGTCTATCTACGGGATCCGGACCTTAGCGCGCTCGGCGGGGTGATCACTCCCGTACCGGGAGAGCTGGTCGTGGTCGAGCACCTCAACGGTCGCGTCTACCCAGATGTGGTCGACGGATCCCTGGTCGGCGCGTTCGAGCCCGTAGAACGAGAACCCACGCTGACGGTTCAGGTCGCCGACGAGGATCACGGTCTCACCGGCCCATTCGCGACACATCTGCTGGAGCCGGTTGTAGTGCTTCTCCCACATGTCGTCTCGCCATGCTTCGGCTTTCT